TTCATACTATGGCGTATACAACTCATTCGGTGTGGACAAGTATGGTAATCCAGTAGAAAATCCAATGGATGCTGAATATCTAATTGTTCCTGGAACCAAAGAACTTGGCCTAAAAGGTGGCAAAGGTATTACGGTTGGCACTCGCGCCATTAACTTTATTGCTAACTTTGCAGGACCTGCTTATGCAATTCCAATTGCAGTTGGTTCAATCATTAGTGCTAAGCCTGAGGCGAGCACAATGGTACGCGAGGCTATCGACAAAACATTCGGCAAGATTCCTGGGTATACATATGAAGACCTATTCCCATATGGAGTTAACCCTGATTTAGGTGATGCTGCTATCAGAACATTCACACCAGCCTGGGCAAGAAACGCAGTCCTATGGCTAACTGGTGACATTGGCGATAGAGAATGGCTAGATACATACGCATCTGAGTGGAACTACCAAAAGACGCTTTATGATATGGGTCTAGGCAAGGCTCCAACTGAAAAGATGATTGCTAAGCAAACCGACAAGAAGTATAGAGAAAAGTTCTTGTGGCAGTTTGGCTCACCTCTTGGTTCTCCTGCTGTACAGGATATGCGCCCAGATAGCATTTTTTCTACATACTACAGAGCCGCTTATGAAAAATATAAGAATCAAGGTATGTCAGATGAGGCTGCTGGCAAGGCAGCACTAGATGACCTTAACTCTCGTGCAGCGGTACTAGGACCGACTAATCCATTCCCTGCTCAGCGCCTATACTTTGGTGCAAAAATAAAGCAGAAGGCTGCATACATTGTGCCTACGGTTGAGGGTTATAACAGAGTCTGGGAAGAAAATTCTGGGCTCGCAAAGAAACTAGGAGAGTTTGATAAGAACCTAGTTGGTCTTATGACTGCAGACCTTGTTGGCTCTGAGTCCGACCCTAACATCAACCGTATTCTTAATAAGCCTGGCACAAGACTTCCTGATGGTACAACTTTAAACTTACCTTTGAATTCAATCAAAGATGTAGAAAATGACATTGAGACAAGTCGGGTATGGAAGTTGTACGTAGACCGCAAGAATTTGCTAAATGAAATGGCTAAAGAAAAAGATTATGCAAGTTATGCTTCTGTTCCTGAATTGCGTGAAGCATTAAAGCAATATGCAGAAGAATTGTCTGCATCCAGCCCTGCTTGGGGCAGAGTTTATAAGAATCGAGTCAGCCAAGACAGCGCATACAAGTATGCCTGGGGGTTGACTCAGATTCTAAAAGATAAGAAGTTTATGGAACAGCACGGCAATAGCCAGTTCTGGACTCACGCAAGAGCAATGATGAAGTTCAGAGATGACTATACAAAACTATATAAAGATGCCCCATCAGGATATAAATCAATAGTGCAAAATGCTTGGACCAATTATGTGGAATCAGTTATTAACGTTATTGACCCAAACTTAGCAGACATCTTTGACAGATATTTCTTGAGCGATAAACTTACGGAGGTAGGAAATGAGTAGATATAGAAAGAGCCCAGGAACTGGGACAACTACCTCTACTAAAGTAAAAACTGTTGCTGAACTTGAGGCAGAGGCAAGTCAATCTTTGCAAGACATAAGGGATAGTTTTGATAGCAAGGGAAGCAAGAAGACTATTAACTATATATGGATGCCAGATAAAGATGGTAATCTAGTTAAAAAAGATTCTGCCTTTATCAAGAAGTCCTTTTCTACTCTATCCAAATCTGCTCAACGAATACTTGCTGAGTATGTCATTGCTGTCCAGAATCGCCAACCTACCGATGCTGCTCGCAAGACCGTATTTAATAGTCTTATAGATGCTGCAGTTGCTTCTTACAAAGAGGGCAAAAAAAATACTCCTTGGGACATCTTGGAGATTCAATTAAAGAATGCCCCTAAGACCAGTGATACGGCTATAACCTATACTTCATACGACAAAATTTCATCCGATGCGATATTGAGTAATGCTGCCAAGCAACTAGGTTTTTCACAAGGTTCATTTGCTCAATTCGGAGAACAAGACCTTGCTGACTTTTATAAGAAACTAACAGAAGCAGCCAAGGCTGGTGGCAAACAAACCCAAGTTAAAATTCTTCCAGATGGAACTCAAGAGACAATTATTAGTGGCGCAGCCTTTGATGCAAACTCTTTTGCTAGAAACTACCTATGGTCTAAGGTAAACATTGGTGACGTTAAGACCCTACCTTCTTCAGTTATCAATCAGATTGATGCCTTAAAAAGTATACTTAAGTCTAATGGCTTAGGGTATTTAAGCGATAAAGAAGTTGCTAACTATGCGGTTCAACTAGGCAAAGGTGAAGTTGATTTAAATAGCCTACAAAAAGACTTTAATGCTAAGGCTGCTGAACTTTATCCACTATTTGCTGAACGCCTTAAAGCAAATCCAAATCTTACTGTTAGGGACTTGCTCCAACCAAATATAAACTTGATGGCTAAATGGTGGGAAATAGACCCATCTATGATTGAATTAGATGACCCAGACCTAGATAAGTTTGTTCGTCCAGATGGCACAGCGGGCAAGGTTCCTATGGGTAGCCTTGCTGACTGGACTAATTATCTTAAGAACCATCCAAATGCTGAAAAGACATCTTGGGCTAACGATGCTGCACGAGAACTTGCTACAGGTTTTGGTCGCATAGCAGGATACGGAGTATAAATGGCTAAGAAAAAAACAAAAACTCCTGAATTATCTCAAAAACAACTTCAGGCTATGCTTGAAGAAGCGGAAACAAATTTAGCCAATCTTCGATTAAAAGCAAACGCTTCATCTTTTCCTGATTATGGAAAATTCCGTATGGGCGAAGAGGCTTCAATGGGAGCATCAAAGCCACCTATGCCTATTGAAGAAGACACAACCCCTGACCCTTATTATGTACGCGACCCTAAGACTGGCCTTAGCCCTGCTCAAGTAGAAGCAAGAAAAGGGCTTGAAGAAGCACAAAAGGGCAATGTAGCATTAGGTATACCTAGCGCTTTGGTAACTACCAAAGGTTCTGCTGGGGAAATATCAGAACCTCCTACTACAGGCTTAAAATCTGGTTATGAATGGTATTTTGTAAGACAACCTGGTGGTGGAGTCGAGTGGAAACAAAGACGCATATCTGGTTTTAATACTTATGTCCCAGGCGACTTTGGAGGTGGCAGTAATCAGATTACTACTGCAGCAACTGCCAATAATGCAACCACAGTCACAGGTCCAAGCCTAGCCAGAGATACATTTAAAAATACTTTAGCATTATTCTTTGGGGCAACTGAGGCTGCTAAGCCTTGGGCAGATGCTCTTTACGGTGCAGTATCAAAGTTTTATAGAACTGGCTCATCAGTAGATGATTCTTTTAATCTAGCCTTACTTGATGCCCGTAATAATCCAGAACTAAAACCATTTACTGACAGGTTTAAAGGCATCTATGCCCTTCAAGATTTAAAGGCCAGCGGTAAGCCAGTGCTTGTTCCGACCATTGCAGAGTATGTTGTATCCCAAGCAAAGATGGCAGATGTTTTAAACGAAGCCAATCTTGGTAATTTAGCAACAGAAGAATTTACAACTGAACTTATTAGCAAGGGCAACTCGGTTAGCACTGTTGCCGATAAGATAGCCAAAGCATATCTTCGTATTGATATGGCTCCTAAGGCTATTAAAGATACTTTTAGCCGTTACTTTCCAACTGTTGATAGACCTACTCTTGCTAGGACTTTACTTCTTGGCGAAAAAGGTGTCAACGAACTTGTTGATGAACTTGAGCAGTATGAGGTTCTAGCCGCTGCAGAGCAGCAAGGACTTGGAGTAATTAACCGAGCAGGCGGAGTAACCGAAGAGCGAGCAAAAGAATATGCTCGTACTGGTGGAACTTTCTCATCATTACTACCTAAGTTTGGACAAATAGCAACAGCACTACCTACGACAACAAAACTATCTCAGATTTCTAAAGTTGAAGATGTTGGTCAAGTAGGTTTAGAAAAGGCTATTATTAGTCAATCTGCAAAAGAACTTGAAAAATTGCAGCAATTGACCGAACAAGAAGAAGCAAGATTTAGAGCCAAATCAGGCCGAGCCGAACTAGGGCTTGCATCACAGCGCAGAGCAAATCGCGCTTTCTAAATAGAATCCTGAGCGGACCTATCGGCCCCGCCAGTGTAACAGACCGATAGCAAGAGCCAACCCACAGTCCCCGCGTGGTCATTGAGGCTTGCGACTAACAACGAATAGAAGGGTGGTTGCTATGAGCAACAACTACTGGGAAGACGAAGAAGACGAACTAGATACCAATGATGGTCTAGATGGCAATGACTTAGTCAAAAAACTAAGAAAAGCCAAAAGGTCAGATGAGAAACGTATCAAGGAACTTTCTGAACAACTTGAGGGATTCCTCAAAGATAAGAAAGAATCAACCGTCCGTCAGGTCCTAGAAAAGAAGGGCGTAAACCTAAAGGCTGCACGTTTAATTATGAAAGACCTAGAGGACGTTAACGAAGAGGCAGTGAATAACTGGCTCGATGAAAACGCCGACTTATTCGGAATTAAAACGTCAGATGCCCCCGAAATAGACAGGAACAACCTTGCTGCATTACGCAATCAAGATGTTCTTACTCAGGGAGCGGTTACTCCCGACAAAACGCAAGATGTTGAATCGCGCTTAGATAGCGCATCCTCTACCGAGGAGATTCTAAGTCTCTTGCGTTCACAACAATAATCCGTTCATAGTCAAGGAGACTAAAACTAATGTCACAATATACATCAACCGCGAGCACGTCTCTCGGTGGAACAGTTGGTGGCGCAGGTCTCGTACAGAAGGCGTATGACCGTCTTCTCGAGTTCGCTCTCCGTTCAGAACCACTACTTCGTTCTGTCGCAGATAAGCGTCCTGCCCGTCAAGCAATCCCAGGTTCAACTGTAGTGCTACAGCGCTATGTTGACTTGGATGCAAAAACTTCAACACTAACAGAGACAACTGACCCAGATGCAGTTGCTCTAACAACCCCAACATCAGTAACCATTACTCTTAACGAGTACGGTAATGCTGTCCTAGTAACCCGCGCTCTTGAGTTATTCTCACTAGCAGACGTAGACCCAGCAATTGCAAATATCATTGCATACAACCTTGCTGATTCTATCGACAAGGTTGTTTCAACAACTCTTATCGGCGGAACTAACGTAATCTACAGCGGAAGCACCGCTACAAGCACTGCTACAATTACTGCTGCTGCAACAATTGATTCAGCAGACATCCGTAAGGCTGTTGCTAAACTCCGCGCTAATAAGGCCAAGGCTCGCCGTGGCTCTTACTACTGGTGCGGTATCCACCCAGAAGTTTCCCACGACCTGCGTGCAGAATCTGGAAACCTAGGCTGGAACTTTGCTCACATTAACTCTGACCCAGCCGTTAATAACGTATGGGCAGGAGAAATTGGCGATTACGAAGGAGCATTCTTTGTTGAGTCTTCTCGTTTGCCAAATGCTAAAGATGGCGCAGACCAGGCTACTCTTGCCACAACCGCAGTAACCGTTGCAGGTACATCAGCAGGCTTCACCTTCGGTGTTGCTTCTTCTGCTGTAATTGCAACCCGCGCTGAGGTTGGCGACAAGATTTCTGGAACTGGCATTGCATCTACTGCAAAGATTACTGCTATCAGCACTTCAGGTTCAACAACTACATTCACTGTAGATGTTGCTAACACTGCTGCAGTTACTGCTACAACAACTGTAACTGTAACTCCAGTAACACGCGTATTTGATACTATCCTCTGCGGACAGCAAGCACTTGCTGAGGCTGTTGCAGAAGAGCCACACATTGTTATCGGAAACGTAACCGATAAGTTGATGCGCTTCCGCCCAATGGGTTGGTACGGCGTACTCGGCTTTGCACGTTATCGTGAAGAAGCACTGTATCGCATTGAATCTGGTTCCTCAATCGCTGCTCTCTAGTTGATTGACTCTGAGGGGTAGGCCTAGAAATCTACCCCTTCGGGGTGAGTTCATTAGGAGGACTTATGACTGAATATATTTTTACAACCCCTGTGGTTGAAGAAGGCCCAGCAGGTCAAGCCCGCCTATTCTACTTTTATAAACTTGACAGGGGTATTACAATAGTACTAAAGCCTACGGGTGGGTACGCACAGATTCGCTACCCAGTTGATGGTGACTTGTCAGCATATCCTGCAGTATATGCAGGTGGCTATAATCACACAGTAGATGATGCTACTAAGGCAGCACTAATTGCTGGCGGTGTAGGTGTCACAGAGGATAACTTTACAGCAATATGAAACATTGGGAACATCACCCTGAGCCAGTTGAAGGATGCTTTGGTTGCAAGGGTTTGAGTATACAGATGAACGCTGGCGATGCAGATAGTCGTAGAACTATTCCAAATAAAAAGTTCAATAAAGAATTGGATGCCTACAAAGAGGCGAGAGCCCAAGGTATCCAGCCCGCTGGAACTTCTATGAAGAAGATTCAAGAGGCAGTAAAGGCTAGTGAGATACTGGGTAAACCTTATGACTCTAGCAAAATGGCACCAACAAAACATATAAACAAACAATCAGCAGCAGTACTTAATCAATTAGGAGCATAAAATGCCAATGGTAAATGGAAAAGAATTTTCATACGGTAAAAAAGGTATGGCTATGGCAAAGAAAGAAGCCAAGAAGTCAGGTAAGAAAATGGTTATGAAGGCAGGCAAGAAGGCTGCTGTCAAGAAGATGGCTATGAAGAAGATGGGCAAGAAGAAGTAGTTATGAATAAGAAGCCTAGAAAAGCAGGCGGGATAGATAACGCTAACGCTAAGTCCCACGTTGCTGACCTCTATAGAAACACAAGGTCAATCAAATATAAACCGAACACCAAACTTGGTGGGCGCGAAATGGACCCTACAAAGATTCCAGGTTTTAAATTTGGAGGAGGAACAGAGTAATGCCAACAAGAATAGGTAATTTATCTAACGCAAAACCTCCTAAATCAGAAATCCTTGAAGAAGATGATTTAAATCGTTTTATTCTTTCGGGCGCAAACGCTAAAGTTGCCGCAGAGTTGAAAAGACAAGGTGTCAAAGTTACGTGGCTTCCATCTAAAAAATCTCTACGCACTAAAATGGTAGAATAAGGTAACCAACAATGTCGTCAGGACAATTGAAACCGCACTACGGTTTTAACTCTGTACAAATCAGAGATGGATATGTAGTGCGGTTAAACAAGAATGGAACAGTAAGAGCAGTACTAGGAAAGTATGGGGAATATGGCAAGCAAGGCAGACCCAAGGCTTAAGAGGGCTGGCGTATCTGGTTTTAATAAACCTAAGCGCACCCCTGGACATCCTAAGAAGTCACACATTGTAGTGGCTAAACAAGGCAGCCAAGTCAAGACTATTCGTTTCGGCGAACAAGGTGCTGAGACTGCAGGCAAACCTAAGGCTGGAGAGTCTGAAAGAATGAAGAACAAACGTGCATCTTTCAAAGCACGCCATAGCAAGAACATTGCCAAAGGTAAACTAAGTGCTGCCTATTGGG